TTGTGTGCATAAAAAAAGCCTAACCGGAGTTAGGCAAAGAACCAAGGAGATTGAGGCACGTTTTCAGAAAACACTACCCCGCACAAATGATACTATTTTTTGCTTTTAGGCGCAAGTTGTTTACATTTTTGTTGTTTTTCAGCAAATACGGACTTGTACAAGTTACCGCCTATTAGGGATGGTTTCCTGAGAATCTCCATAGCACCCTGCCGGATCGGTAGTTGGTCAATCGTAAAGCCTTTGTATTCCATAGTTGTCTCCTAGAATTTTGTGTGGGTTTCCAATAAAGCATGGATTGAAATCGAAGTCGGGCGAAGAGTGCAGGCGCTGCCAAGTGCCTATGTTTCCGATACCCTATAGGTAGCTAATCCCCTATTTACCCACGGATTCAATTTACCACAATTCTTTTTTGTAATTCTATGGCAATCATCTCACGAAGCTTTTTATTTTTTGTGAGCTTGAAACACTCTACCAAATGCAAGTCTGTCCAACCCTCTAGATTGCTTGGTAAGTTATTAACATTGTCTAGGTTATCGTGCATGGTTACGGTTGTGTAGGAGGTTATATATATATATATACTTATTTATATCAGTAGTGTTATATACATTTGCTTTTTGGTGGACGAACCTAGCCTTACCTAGGTGCGCCTTAATCTGTTTGCTTTTCGGAGCCACAGAACCCGCCAGCCGTTCGGTATCGGGCGCTAGCTTCGCCACCCTTGCCTCTGTCTCATACCTGATCCCACAGTAGAGGCTATCCCCAATCCCTGCCGTCTATTAACCCGACAAATTGGCGGTTGGTAGATGCAAAAAACCGCTTAAATCTGCATCTTGGTGACTGATACTCTAGGAGTAACCCCTTTATGGGCAAGATACAGACTTAAACGGTCTAGTTATCAGTCACGACAACAATTGAATTATACACGGAAAAAATCACAAAAACCTAGCAAACAGTTAATGGGATTTTATTTGCCACAACCTAGGGAAAACACCTAGTGTACATTTGCAATAAAATGTATACAATTTTTTACATGGCACTAACGCCATACCAAGGAGATAAAAATGACACGATTTGAAAAAGCAGTCGAACTGATTAAAGAAATGTTCCCAGAGTTACCAGATAAGTCTGTTGACTTGTTAGCACAAATTATTGACCTGCAGCTCAAAAAATTAAACAAATAACAAACGGGGCGAAAGCCCCATAGGAGATAACAATGTACGACTACGAGCTACCTATGTATATCCAGACCGATACGGATGATGAGCAGCCTTGTGTTGTTGGCGTATCTGTACGCAAGCATATCCTATCGTCAGGCGAGGATTGCGGGATTCTGGATTACGACTACGACATTCTGGATACGGACGGGAATGTGCGTAAGGATTGGAATAAGTTTGATACTAGAGCGTTTGCAAAGTATGTGCATTATCAACTTGAGATAGCAATGGAGAACACATGAGGTATCTATCTGTTTGCGCTGGAATAGAAGCCGCCTCGGTTGCTTGGCATGATCTTAAATGGGAAGCCGCTGCGTACTCTGAGATTGAGCCATTTCCGTCTGCCGTATTAGACCATCATTATCCAAGCGTTCCCAAAGTTGGGGACATGACAAAATATAAGGAGTGGGATATTGGAACAATTAACCTTTTGGTCGGAGGAACTCCCTGCCAATCATTCTCGGTTGCCGGACTTAGAAAAGGTCTTGAAGACCCAAGAGGAAACCTTGCCCTCGTCTATTGTGGAATACTTGACCACTTTAAGCCCAAATGGTTTGTGTGGGAAAACGTACCAGGTGTCCTCAGTAGTTCAGGAGGACGGGATTTTGGTAGCTTCCTCGGGGCGGTGGCGCAACTCGGGTATGGGTTCGCTTACAGAGTGCTTGACGCTCAGTATTTTGGAGTGGCACAGCGCCGCAAACGTGTGTTCGTTGTCGGATGTCTTGGAGACTGGCGAAGTGCCGCAGAGGTTCTTTTTGAGTCCCACAGCTTGTCAGGGGATTCTGCGCCGAGCAGAGAAAAGAGGCAAATCACTCCCACCCTCACTAAAGAATGCACTGGAGTCAGTCGCACAGGACACAACGAAGATGGATGGTATGTAGCTTCTACGCTTACTCGCAAAGGAGCTGGTGGACAAAATTTGGGAGCAGGAGAAACTTATGTTTCTACAATTAAAAAAGGATTTGCAAGCGGGAAAGACCCAGAAGTGATGGCTACTTTGTGTGCAACTGATAATGAAAAATGGGGTTGCAATCAATGGGTAAATGAAGGGAAAGCTATTTTGCACCCAATTGCAATTGCTGAAAACACAATTGGTAGACAACCACAAAACGGCGGCAATGGCGATGGATTTACTGTTGGCGGCCCAATGTATACGCTAAATGCCACGGGTGTGCATGGGGTAGCGCAGCCAATACCATTGAATTCTATGAATTGTTTTCGTAGTCCTGATGCAGCCGCAAGTACAGGATGCGGAATAGGAGAAGTTGGCGAAGCAATGTTTACTTTGACAAAAACCAATCATCACGCTGTGGCGCAGCCGATTGCTTTTACAACAGAACAAACACCAAAATTTAATGAAAACCAAGCCCTGACATTAACAAAATCAGAGGCAAAACATAATCAATCTGTTTTAACGGAAATGGCAGTACGCCGACTTACGCCTGTGGAGTGCGAGCGTTTACAGGGTTTTCCTGATAACTATACTAATATCCCGTGGCGTAAAAAAGATGAATCACCAGACGGTCCTAGATACAAAGCATTAGGCAATAGCATGGCTGTACCAGTTATGAAGTGGATTGGTCAACGAATTAAACAAGTGGAGAACGCATGAAAAACGACACAACAATATCTATCCGCATACCATCCGAGATACGCCAACAGCTAGAAGACCTAGCAGCAGAGAACTGTCGTAGCTTAGGCGGTCAGGCTTTGCATTTCCTAAAGTTATCTCTAAGTAACATAAATGTTACCTCCGAGCCAAAAAGTATCCTAAAAGATACAAAGCCAAAAGTATCACGCCCGCATGATGTAGCACCGCAGGTATGGTTGGACTACATGGAAGTCCGCAGGGCTAAGAAGTCTCCCATTACTGAGTCAGCTATCAACCAACTACGGGCAGAGGCAGACAAGGCGGGATGGTCTCTAAACGAGGCTGTTATGGAGTGCTGTAGTAGAGGGTGGCTAGGCTTTAAGGCTGAGTGGGTAAACAAGGCGGGTAAGCAACAAGCGCTAGAGAACTCTAACCAACAGGCTGCGGAGGCTTTTATAAATGGTTGACGAAGATAAAAAAGAGTTTGCTCAGTTTATGGGCGGTATGTTTGCGGTCTACGGCAAGGAAGTTAGCACCATGCTTTTGCGTATATGGTTTGAGGCGCTACGCTCCTACGACCTGAAAGCCGTAAAGGATGCACTAGCTCGCCATCTGCTTAACCCTGATAACGGACAATTCCTGCCTAAACCTGCGGATGTTGTAAAACTTATCGGTGGTACTAATATTGATACTGCCCTGCAAGCCTGGGCACTTGTAGACACCTCCGTCCGGTCAGTAGGCACATACCAAAGCGTTAAGTTTGCCGATCCGCTTATCCACAAGGTTATACAGGATATGGGTGGGTGGGTCAGGATGGGCACGAAAACAGAGGACGAGTGGCCTTTTATCGCCAAGGAGTTTCAGACCCGATACAGGGGTTTAAAGACGCTAGGAGCGCCTGTAGAAGCACCGGAGGTACTAACAGGTCTAACTGCCCAACAGCACGCCCTAGCAGGTATTACTGGCGATATTAAACCCGTTCTAATTGGACACAAAAATGACACCATCCGCACGCTCGATAGCACACATGAAGTCCCTAGGTTATCAGGTAGCTAATTGCGACCATTACAACTACTTCACCAAGCGTAGGCATGATTTGTACGGATGTATCGACCTGCTCTGCATTGGTAACGGAGAGACGGTAGCGGTACAAGTTACGAGCAAGTCCAATATGTCTAGCAGGATTAAAAAGATTGAGGCGAGTGATGCTTTCCCTGAGATGTTGAGATCAGGATGGCGTGTGCTTGTGCATGGTTGGTGGAAGAACAAAAGTAACCGATACGAACTTAAGGAGTTTGAATTTTGAATCCATATCTCATAACAGAA